CTTCTGATGCAGTTGATTTACAGTCAGCAAAAGATGCTTATGATGTTCTCTTGAATACTCAGACTAATGCTCTTGTCATTGGTGACTTTCATGAACTTGAAACTGCTTCTGACTATCCAACAATGATAACATATGTCACAGGAAAACTTGATGCTCTTCAGAGAACAATGATGGTGACAACATTGAGAAAGGATGCAATCAATCCTCTTTCATTTGATGTTCTGACTTCTATTGCTGATATTCTTTCAATAGATTGTAGATGGTTGATTCCTTGTTATGAATGGGAACAATACAACAATTCAGACATCAGAAGAAAATATTGGATTCCTGTCACTGGAACAAATGTTGGAATCATCATTAGGTCTATAACAAGGTCAGGTGACATAGAAGCTCCTGCTGGTCTCAGAAGAGGTCAAATGACTGGTTCAACAAGACTCTATTACAACCTTGAAGAAGGAAGTGGTTCACCTGTTTCTGAACTTTACAAATATGGCGTCAATGCTAATGTTGTAAGAATTCTTGATTCAGGTCAGACTGGATTTTATTTCTGGGGAAACAGAACCAAATACAATCCATTGTCAGACATGTCAAGAATTAATGTTGTATCAGCACTCATTACTGATATCAAGAAACTGGGAAGTTTGATTCTTCCTTACATCTTTGAAGGAATTGATGAGTTGACAACATTCTCAAGCATTAGACAGTCTTGTGATGCAGGTTATCTTGCTAACAGGTCAGCAACTGCTTTTTACCTTGGTGATGGAGATGGTGGATATAGGTTCACATGTGACACATCAAACAATGATGCACAGTCTGCTTCAGAGAAGACAATCTATGTTGATTTTGAAGTGAAATACAGACCAGCCGCAGAATACATCAAATTGAGAATCACAGTGACAAGTGCTGGAGTTGAATTCCAGTTTGCATAAATAAATAAGAGTGGGAGTTGAAAGACACTCCCACTCAAACACGAATAGGAGGAAACAAGATGGCAAATTTCATAGACTCGATAATGGCACAGAATGGAAAGATTCTGAGACCAAATCGTTTCAAAGTCACACTTTATTTTCCTGATGTCATTGTTGCTCAGATTGCTGTTCTTAAATCAACAGTCTTTGCACTCTCAACATCAGTTCCATCAAAGGAAACAGGAATCATAGAAATTCCTGCATATGGTGGAACACCAATCAAAGTTCCTGGAGATGTCACCGTTCCTGATTGGTCATGCACATTTCAGGCAGACCCAGACATGACAATCTACAGAGCACTTCAGAGATGGAAAGAATTCTGTTCTTCAACTATCACAGGTCTGAGAGCAAATGACTTGGTTCTTTTTGGTGGAGCAGAGGTTCAACAGATGGATGGTCTCAATCAAACCGTTCAAACTTGGGAGCTTGTCAAGATATTCCCGACATCAATTGGTGAGCTTGCTCTTTCAAAAGAAGACAAAGATTCATATCTTCAGTTTGACAGTTCTTTTGCCTGCAACGACATCATCACAAATCTCGTCTAAAATAATCAAACCTCTCAGAACAAACTCTGGGAGGTGTTTCTTTTTGACTTACAGAAACACGGATAAAACGCTCAAAAACATTTTACCTTGCTATTGATATTAGTTTTGTGAGTTTTTAACTTTTAGATGGGTTTTAGAAACTCAGAGACACTATTCCATAAGCAATCATTACAGCGAAAAACAGAATGACTGTTGTTCTCCATAAAATGTCAAGAAAATTTTGAAATTTTTGTTCATGATAGATTTCTGATTCTTCACCACCAATTGCATCAACTTCAATGATTGTTGGTGTCATGAATTGTTTGAAACTGATGACATCAAAAATATTCTTCAATACCATCAGAATCTCTATGATGAACTTCATTGCCGTCAACAACACCAAAACAATTATATCTAAGAATGGTGAAAAAATGTGACCAAATTTCAACATAATTCACCCACAACTTTCCAGACCTCACCAACTTTATCAATTGTTTCACTTGCCACACATCATCACAACGAATGAGAATTGGAAGTCCATTCTTTCCCTTTTTATCAAATCTCATCATCCACCTCAATGATTGATGGTTGAGCTATGACAAAATGAACTTCAGTGTGGTCACTTCTGAACACATTACCACAAAATCCAACAACTGAATGTCTGCCACAACCAATGTCTCTTTTGAAATAACACTTGTCACAGTTATCAAATTTTTCACTTTTGACACACTTTATTGAAATATCTTTATATTTGAAAATCTCACCAATCTTTCTTTCCATCTCAAACCTCGAGAAATCTGTCAAACTCTTCTCTTGTCATCACAGTGATGCTCATGACAAGATTGACAACGGGGAGTTCACATTGCACTTTTGCTTCCTCAAAAATTCGTTCTCTCGATGGATAAATTGAAGACCAGAAACCGCATGTGTTGATTTCAGTCTCACCTTCAAGATTTAAACCCATTACACACACCCAATAATATTTCATTCATCAACCTCCATTCAAAAAAGTTTTGCCAGCATGGGAATGTTACTACTCGTCGCTGGCGGAACGAGTGTGGAGATGGTTCATTGAAGAACCTCAGACACATTCCCTCCATCCTTATGTCCAAAAAGCAACGACTCACAAACTCTATAATAATGATAAAAATGAGAAAATCAAGTTTTTTCTTAAAATAAATAATATAAACGATTGGAGGATATAGAATGCCAAGATATTTCTTTGACACAATAAAGAAGACAATAGTTCTTTTTGCTAATGAATTCAAGAATATACAAGTTCACAGACAAGCATCAGATGGTTCCTATTCACAAGTGATTCCAGTAGAACTCATCATAGCAAACAAAGCAAAATTCTACAAAAGACTTCAGAAATCAAGTGAGTCAACAAACATAGTTCTTCCCGCAATCTCCGTTTGGAATGATGCAATGGATTACAACATCCAGTTGCAGAGAAACAATCAATTCTTCTCAAAGGTCATTTCAAGACAAGATGAAGACCTGATGAAAATCCTTGGAACACCCTCTCCATTCACATTCACATTCACAGTGCTTGCAAAGACAAAATATTATTCTGACATGAGACAAATCATGGAATCAATCATTCCCATCTATCAGCCAAGAGTCACAAGAAAGATTCAGCTGATTCCTGAGTTTGATTTGTCACTGAACATTCCAATCATTCTTGACTCTGTGACACCAAACTTTGAACTTGAGACAGGTGATGACCCAGAGAGCATCAGGTCACTTGAGTGTGAGTTCTCATTCAGGGTTGAATCTTGGGTGTTTCCTCCAATTGAAGAACAACACATTGCAAGGACAATCAAGGTGTCTGGGTTTGACATCACAAGTGACAAATCACCAACAGACATTGTCAACAATGATTTGATTTCTTTCTCTGGTGTCAACAAGAGTGTCATAGAAAGCAGAACACTGACAACAAAAGCAAATGGTGTTTATAAGTTGAATGTTTCTGACATCATCTCAACACATGGAGAATTCTTCAATGTCAGAGATGACAAAGGTGATGTTGCATTTGTCTTTGAATATGACAACAATGAATGTTATGGAAAGGACTGGCTTGTCCCTGAAAGTCTTTCACTGAATAAGACTGGCAATATTTTCATCAGAACAAATCACACAACTGTCTTAGATGAACTTCCTGAAAGTTGGAAAATCACATTCTGGACAAATCCAACAAGAAATCATCAGATTGGACAAAATGTTTTCAGACAATATCATGACTTCAATTATAAGACATTTTCTGGTTTGAGAATAGAGAGACAGAGAGAAATTGATTTGTGTTATGTTGATGAAGGTGACCTCTGGATTTATTCTCCTAATTCAACATCTTCTACAATGCAGAAAGTTTTTTGTCAGAGTGACTTCTCTGATTTTGAAGAGTTCAGGATTGGTCTTGTTGATTTTGAGTTTGAGGAAGAAAAAATCATTGCAGGAGTCAGAAGTCTTAGTGGAGATGAAATTACTGTAGAGACGGGTTTAGAAGCTGTAGA